GTTGGTCAGACATCTGCCGCTGGAGACACTGGAACTTTCGGTCATGTTCTTATTAACGGAACCTCTGGAAATGCAAACGGTGCAATTGCATTACACCGCAACACTGCATCTCCCAGTTCTGGCCAAGGGATTGGGCAGATTATGTTTGCCAATTCCAATGGACATCGAGGCGCACAAATTCAAGCATTGTCTGATGGGACTTGGGGGACAAACGATTATCCAGGCGCTTTAACGTTTTCCACTACAGCCGATGGTGCGTCTTCTCCAACTGAGCGCCTACGAATCGACAGCTCGGGCCGGGTTGGGATTGGAATATCGAGTCCCCAAAGATTCTTAGATGTAAAGTCATCTTCTTCAGCTGACTATGTGGCTCAGTTTACCGATAGCAACGCAGCTAAGCATGCAAGAATATACGTCGATGCTAATGGCGTCGGCTTTGTTGACACAGACTTCAGCAATGGAATTGAGTTCGCTTCTAATACTGCACGGACTTATGTAAATGGCAGCGAGCGCCTACGAATCGACAGCTCGGGCAGGCTGTTGGTTGGGACGTCTTCATCTTATGGTTCCGCCAATTCAGATGATCTGACTATTGGAGATCGAACTCAGTCTGAAGTTGGCATTACTCTTGGCTCTACTGTCGCTTCCGCAATACGTTTTGCAGATGCTGGTAATGTTTCCGCTGGAATAATTCAATACGTTCATAATTCTGGCGGAACAGATTATATGAATTTTTACACCAATAGCAACGAGCGCCTACGAATCGACAGCTCGGGCAATGTAGGGATTGGTGGAACGACAGTAACGGATTCAAACTTATTAAATATTCAAGGGAGTAGCGCAACTAGCAACATTGGTTTGGTCTTTAATGACACTAATACTTCTAAAATTTACGGCATCCAAAACGGCGGAAGTGCACTTAAGGTTTTCGACTATACGACATCTACCGAGCGCCTACGAATCGACAGCTCGGGCAGGCTGTTGGTGGGCACGTCTAGTACGTCTGCTTCATGTAACGCACTTCTGCAAAAGGCTGATGGCACTGGTGGAACACTGATTCTTTCTAGAGGAACAACATCGCCAGCAGATGGTAATGACCTTGGATTCATTTCGTTTAACGACTCTAGCCATATTCACAACAGCGCAATTATTCGCGCACAACGTGACGGTGGAACATGGACAAGCGGTTCATCAATGCCAACTCGCCTAGTGTTCTCCACTACTGCCGATGGTGCGTCGAGCCCTACGGAGCGCCTACGAATCGACAGCTCGGGCAATGTTGGAATCGGAGAAAATAACCCTTCCATGCCGTTAATGGTCAAAAGCGATAGGACAGGCGGGAAAAATATATTTGATCTTAATAATCAAAAGGCAAACCATTATGGCGGATTGCGTGTAACTCTTGGCGAAACAGATAGGGAGTGCCGATTAACGGCGACATATGGTTCATCATTTATGTCTTTCTTCACGGCAGCATCAACTGGTGCCGCCACCGAGCGAATGCGAATCGACAGCGCGGGCATTTTCCTAGGCAATTCTAGTTCAACATTTAACGTATTTGCTAACACCAATCCAGCTGCAAAAATGCACTTAAGTGGTGGAGGCGGTGGTTCAGCAAATATTGAGATTCACGGAGCAAGCCACGCCAGTGATGCAAAAGTCATCACGTTTGACACTAACAGCAGCGAGCGGATGCGAATCGACAGCTCGGGCAGGCTGTTGGTGGGCACGACTAGTCCTGATGGCCGTTTAACTATTAACGGTGAAACTTCTGGCGCTACATCAAACGCAATAAACGTTCGTAACTCTGCCGGTCAAGCTATGTTTACTGTTCGGAATGATGGAAGAATAGCTACTGGAGGGGCCGGTAGCCCTTACAACAAAACAACAGGTACGGGTGCAAATGCAGTATTTGGATCGGATGGTGTTTTCTACCGTTCAACATCTTCGCTAAAATATAAAACAAACGTCCAAAATGCTTCGCATGGGCTTCAAAAGGTGCTAGCATTACGGCCTGTAACTTATGAAGGGACTTCAGAAGTAGACGCAGGTATTACGTTTGGCGGATTGATTGCTGAAGAAGTTCACGATACTGGACTAACCGAGTTTGTTCAATATGCAGAAGACGGCAGCCCAGATGCGTTGGCATATGGTCCAATGGTCTCATTGTGTATCAAAGCAATTCAAGAGCAGCAAGTCGTAATTGCTGAGTTACAGGCTGAGGTAGCTGATCTCAAAGGCCAGTAGTCTTACTCACTACATACCTACCGGCAACCCGCCCCGTGTCACAACGGGGCTTTCCTATTACACTGTCAAAGCGCTAACTTTTACCAATGGCTGAATCTTCAACCACTTTTACCTGGGCTATCGCGACCCTAGACCGCGAAACTCTTGACGGCTTTGTCTTCACCGCGCATTACACCGTTTCAGCCGAAGACGGCACCTACACCTCTGGTGCATACGGCAGCATCGGTTTTGAGCGCCCCGACAACTTGGTGCCCTATGACGAGCTGACCCAAGATGAAGTCATCGGCTGGGTCAAGGAAGCGCTGAACGCTGAAAACGAAGGCCGCACCGAAGAAATCGAAGACGCGCTGCAGTCCCAGCTAAACGAAAAGCACGTCCCAACAAAGGCTAGTGGCACGCCTTGGGCTTCCTGATTGCTGCCATTTGGGTAGGCGGGATTTTTCTCGCCTACTGCCTTGTTTCCGCTAACGGACCTAGTGACTACTGATGGATCGTCACACGTTTGAAAACTGGAAGCGTGTTAAGGAGGCTTTAGAAAAAGCCAACAAGACCGACTGCCTATTTTACAAACGTGCAGTGGCGATCTTATCTGGTAGGCCAGACCCTTTAGACTTGAAATAACAAGGCTAGGATTCGTGATTGAAATTTACGCTGCAATCCTAGGTGCGTCTTTAGGTATTGCTGGAATGAGCTTTTCTGGGTTCACTAGACGTACCAGCGAAAGCCGTGAAGCGGTTATTCGCCTCACAGCTGGCGTTGAATCCATTGCAACTAAGCTTGAAGATCTACACCAGGACATGAAGGCGGAAAAGGTTCAGGCTACTGCTGACCGCCGCGAAATTTACGAACGCCTTAACGACCACGGGAACCGCATCACGGTCCTGGAGTACAAAAGCCCACAAGGCTAGTATTAGACAAAGTCTTGAACCCCATGAACTTCGAGGAAATCCTTGGCCACCCCGCTTTCTGGGTCGTCGTCGCCGCCGCATCGGAACTGATCGGCATGAGCAAGCTAAAGGACAACAGCATCATCCAATTCCTGTTCACTGCAATCCGCAGCGTTAGACCCGGAAAAAAGGGCTAGTTCCACCTGACGGACGCTGGATCGTTTTGTTCAGCACCCGCTCGCTATGGAGCAGGGTCAACAGAGCTATCCAGCAGCGTAAATTTTACGCCACACTTCCCAAAAAACTAGACCAAGCTGAAAAGGACTGGCACGCAACCCAACCTGCCGCAGTGCCACCTCCGCAGCGGCTTAACGACTTGCACCTTCGCGCACCGTGGCATGAGCCCAAAAACCCCAGTTCACCTGACTGACCTATTCCGCTACTACCGGAAACTGCCACATCAGAGTGCTGCGCTAGTAGAGCTAGAAAACGCAATTTTAAGGGTGCAACCAGACCTACTTAACCGCGACCAACCCTGGTACGGAACATGGAGTTCAGCTGTAAATGACAAAACCTATGGTGCGGCTGTAGAGCTAATCAAAGAATTTGAAGGTTGTCATTTAACTTCATATTTATGCCCCGCTGGCATTCCAACAATTGGCTACGGAAACACCCGATACCCTGACGGTCGTAGCGTAAAGCTGGGCGAAAGAATTAGCCAGCAAACAGCAGAAGACATGCTGAATTTAGAAATAGACCGCACCGCAGAAATTCTTGAAGCCGATATCCCGTTTTGGAAAGGCATGAGTTCCAACCAAAAGTCAGCCTTGATAAGCTTTGCCTTCAACCTTGGAGCGTATTTTTACGGCCTGCCAGGGTTTAGCACAATTAGCCGCGTTTTAAAAGAACAAGCATGGGGTCAAGTACCCGGTGCTTTATTACTTTATCGAAACCCTGGTTCGCACTTTGAGCAAGGACTACGCCGCCGCCGAGTAGAAGAAGGCCGCGTCTGGTCTACGCCGTAATTTACTTCCCACCGTTACCATGTAAATAGCTGCAAGTCAATTCTGTTGTTGCAGTTTATTGAGCGGTGATAGTGGATCACCAGATCGACGGGACTGAATTAGTTCCCCGAAAGAAAGCCAAGGTGCGCTTTCGCGATCACATCCTGGGGCAGTGGAACTACTGCTGCGCCTACTGCTCCGAGCCGCTTGGAAAGAACGCAACATTAGACCACGTAATCCCTAAATGTAAAGGCGGTCAAACAGAACAACGCAACCTAGTAGGCTGCTGTTTTTCCTGCAATAGCCACAAATCAGGGCACGAATGGAAAGAATGGTACAGGCAACGGATCTACTGGAACGAAGCCCGCGAAGCCCGCATTTCCGAATGGATAGAACAATGAAGCACGTCTGCGATGGTACGTGCTTTTTGTTCGTTAGTCGTCTCTACACACAAACCACCGCCCGGCGTACACACTACGAACCACTGTTCAGCTAACCTCCGAGTCTTGACCATACCCTGGTCCGTTAGACGAGTTGCGGTATATGCGTTCTAACTGGTTTGCCACTGGATTAGTATCACCGATGGGCATACCATCAAACGGATCGTTAGCGATAAACAGCAGTGGACCGTCCATTTCTTTAACGGCGAGCATACCAATGCGCGGACTACGCACCAGTACGTAAAGAGCCAAGCGCTCAAACCAGCTTAAAAAAATGACTTTCATGGATCAAGTGTAGGAAAAACAGCCTGGTACACCGTTGGAAAGCACTTCTTAAACACAGTCGCACAGCCAAAAGCGATCTGCCGGTGTTCTAGCTGCGTATCGTTATCAGCCCGCAACTGGATGTAATGCACCCAAGACCTTAGCGTTCCCTGCATGTAAAGGGTAGTAGGAGTGCAGAGTGGCAGGATACGTCTAGCCGTCTCCTTGGCAACGCCCCGCTCCAGTAGGGTGTCATAAAACAGAAAGGCATCAGCAATGATGCGACCAGCACCTGCTTGGTAGTCCTCTTGGTGTTTTGGGTGTAGATCACTAATACTGTTCTGACGGTTTTCAAAATCCTGCCGCCGAAAGTAAGGTACTTCGGCTGGTTCGGTCCTGCTGTATCGAGTAGAAAATTCCTGGAACGAAAAGGACCGGTGCCGCAGTATCTGGGCTGCAATATCCCTTTCAGTACTAATTTGCACGCACATATTGGCCATCTCAAAGGGTGACCAGTGCTTGTGCTTAACAAGGTATCTAAGCAGCCCTGGTCCGGTTTCCCAGTTGTCTTCGTTGGACGGGTTACTAACACGTGCCATCCGCACGATCAGCTTTTCAGCGTCTGGGGTTGCCCAGACCAATTCAACATTGCTCATGAATAAAGCGCAGAAATAAGACGTTGCACCACACTTTTTTTAGTGTGGTAGTGGGTTTCACAATAAATGTGTTTCTTTTCCACAGGAATTTCCACAGAATAAGAAAGTGCGGAACATGCACTGCACTTTCTAACCCGTGTCATAGCGACTTCATGCGAAACACGTGTGCTGATGACTTTGACCACACCTCTACCTGAGGCACCACATAAAGGGCAATTCATTAGAGAGGCCCACAACTACCTAATTTTGCAAGCACATTAAGTTTCCTTAAGGCTTTATGACACCTTTGCCTTACACGTTCTCTAGACATACCCAAGTCTTTTGAGATTTTTATGTAGGTCTGCGGCTCACCGCCATCAAAAGCAAATACACGCTCAACGATGGTGCGATCCACGGGACTTAACGACATCAATAGCCTGTCCACGGTGTCGCTGCAGAAAAGGTTGTCAAGCTTTTCCATAGGGTGTTCACCATCACTAATAAGTTCAATCAGTGTGTGTTCTTGAGAATCCAGGCCGGTTCTAGCTTTATCCAAGCTGAGGCAGTCTTCACTACGCTCCAGGTACTCCCGCAACCGCTTAGGGGCTGTAGCACAGTATTCCGCGCTTTCCTCTAAGGTGGGCGGCCTGCCATGCGACAACTCAAACTGGGGTGCCCACTGGCGCAGCTTTGCCAGTATTTCCCCTGCATGGGACGGAATGCGAATCATCCGGTCATGGTGGCTTAAATACCGGCTAATAGACTGCCTGATCCACCAATAAACGTAGGTAGACAAGGCATAGCCACGCTCAGGATCAAACTTTTTAATGCCGTGAGCAAGACCTATGTTTCCCTCTTGCACAATGTCAAACATTTCTGTGCGCCTGGAACGCAATGTGTAACGTTTTGCAATAGAAACGACAAGCCTTAAGTTGCAGTTGATGAGCTTTTGGTAAGCCCGCTTACCTGTCTTTATTTGCCTTTCAGTGGGGTTCTCAGATGTAACCCAAACCTGAACCTGCCGCGCCAGCAGTATTTCTTGCTCTTTACTTAAAAGCGGGTAGCGAACAATGTCCTTTAGATATTGACTAAAACCGTCCATCAGTAAGAAACTTCCACAATGCTTGGTACGCAGCCCATGCTGTCTTCGAGGCTACGTGCCACCTGGCAGGCTTTTTCAATAGTCACATAGGAGCAAGCGTCTTCTGCTATGAGCGTCAAATAAATACCATTGTTTGCAGGAAGTTTTTCATAGTAGGCCGCAAGGTAAAAGGCATGGCCTTCGTGCATTGTTTTAAGTGCGTAGCGAGTCATTAACTGGTAAGTAGTGGACTCAGGAAGAGTAGCACAATACAAATGCTTTTACTCGGAATCCTCAGGAGCTTTACGTGACTTAATACGGCCTTCAACACGCTTACGAACAGAAGCACGCCAAGCAGCTTCATCCTTAGCAACTGCCTCGTTATAAATTGCAGAAGGGTACTCACGTTCCAATGCTTTATAGACCGCGTTACGGATCCAAGCGGTGGGACGTATGCTAGCCTTTTCAGCTAGGTCAAACAGCAATCTTGCCCTATGCGGATCAAGAAGGATCTGCATATATGTTTTATTTCCGTGCCGAATCGCCATCAAGTAGTAGCCCAGTAGATTTTAGTCTAGCATTGTGCTACCAAAGAATAGAACTGTCGACATGCTTGCGCCAGCCAGTTTGCTGATCCTTTCTAGCTTTTGTGCGCTGTTTACGGCAGCCTCGCCTTACTTCCCTAGCGCCTTCAAGGAAGTTGGCTGCGCGAAGCAAATCTGCAGTGGTGGCACGTGTGATCTCGTACCGCAAGAACTTCATAATTACCTGCCGCCCTGTTTCCGGTGGCATAGGCAGCATCCATCACTTCCGCAAGACTACGGTAACAACCTGTTTCCTGAGGGGTATGGAAGGACCATCCGTTAAGCGTGCGATAGATGCTGACCATGGTGCGCTACCTATTAATGAATCTCGGACCAGCGCTTTCCTACAGAGGGCTCAGCTAAAGGCGGAATATCTCCCAACCACTTAGCTTCGGCGCTTTCCATTACTTGTTTTAGCTGGAGCGCCCACTGCTGCGCCTTATCTTCACGAACAAGTAAGAGAATTTCATCATGGATGCAGCCAGCGATTTTTACCTCTTGTTCACCAGCTTCCAGAAGCTTTGGCCAGAGGTTTCCTAGGGCGCATTTAAGGATGGCCGCACCAGCCCCTTGGATTGGAGTGTTGCACCTTACCGTAAGGCGGTTCATGTCACCTGGAAGAAAGCGCCGCATGTCAGAGCCTGGAATACGAATTTCGGCCCACCGGTTACTTGCTGTCTTTGATGCGTCTGCGGCATTCTGGTTTTGCCACTGCTTCACACCTGCATAAGTATCGAGCCACTGGTTACGAATTTTTGCAGCGGCCTCAACTGTCATGGTTACACCAGAGCTAGCGGCGTAATTACGCAAACCCTTAGCGCCCGATCCATACAGCAAACCAAAGTTGGCGCTTTTCGCAATCTGGCGAGTACAGCCAATTGCCTCAGCGGTAACCGTATGAAGGTCTTCACCAGCCTGGAACGCCGTGGTCATTTTTTCATCCTGCGCCACTGCTGCAGCGAGTCGAAGTTCCATCTGACCAAAATCCGCATCCACAAGCAGCCAACCATCAGGAGCTTCAACGCATTGCCGAAACTCTGTATCACGGGGAATCTGCTGGTTGTTGGGCTTGATGCAGGACATACGGCCTGACTCCGCCCCAAGCTGCAGATAGCTGGCACGTACAAAACCATCCGGGTCCATTTTTTCAAGGATCCCTTCAGCCATTTGACGACGCTTTTCACTTTTCTTCCATGCCAAATAGGTCTGTATGACATGGTGGTCCGCAGCGTAATCCTGAAGTGCTGCCTTACTAGCACTAGGTTTGCCCGTTTTATTGTCCTTAGGCACCGTCCCTAAAAGTGCTGTGAACTTTTCTAGTAGTTGTTTAGGGCTACTTAAGTTGAAGCCTGCTTCTAGTTTGGTCCCACGGCGAGCATCACCCGTAGCTTTTGGCCTGAGGTTAAACGTTTGCGGTGCAGTCTCGATTTGTTCAATTTCTGCATACCACTTTTCGTAGTCTGAGTCTTCGTGCCCCATTTGCGTGACAAGGTCTCGAAGCTTTGAAAGTCTTTGAGTATTTGCTGCTTCTCTTGGGAGCTTGTGTTCCGCAGGAAGCGCGTTATCAAGTTCCCGTAAAAAGTCTCTACCGAGCGCATGAATGTCGTGTTGGTAATCATTACAAAGCTGCTCAAGACTGGTACGGTTCCAAGGAAGCCCGGTACGCCACATCTGGGCCATAGCGGGAAGTGCTCTGCACTCTAAGGTGTAAGCCTCAGAAAGCCTTGCATTTTGTAACGCTGCTGTAAGTGGATAATCAAGCTGCAGCAACACTTCAACATCTTTAGCGGCATAGACCAACTGGTCTCGACTTAAGACTGGAACGCTCCAATCAGACCGCTGCTGTTCTTTATCGAGTTCAATTTTTAGGACACGCTTAGCTACGTGGGCTAATCCGTGCCTGAGGTTTGGCGTTCCATTGTGGTGGAGCTTACTGGCAAGCATGGTGCAGCCAATCCGGCCACGCACATAGATGCCGTGTTCTTGGAGCCAGCCAAGATCAAAGACTGCATTGTGGGCTAACCAGTAGCGGTCGCCATTAGTAAAAAACAGACGGAGCTTTTGCCAGCCATCTGCATCCAGTTCAAAGCAGTCAATAATGACAATGGTTTTACTAACTTCGCAGCCCAGCTGGATCAAACGAAGTTTGCCTATTTCAGGCTGTAGCTGGAGCGTTTCCGTATCGAAAGCGATAGAAATCGATGTCGAGATTCTGTGCAGGTGCTCGACACCGAAAAACAAGTTGTAGTCAGACATGGGTGGTCTTCAAAGAAGTGTGTATTCAGGAAGTGGGCCTGTCCATTCGGACTCATGTTGGCCATCAGGACTGTACCAGCCGGTGTCATCAATACGCCAGCCAGCAGTGCAACGCTTTAATGCTTTGTAGTTTTCCCAGACAGGTTCTTCAGGGAAAGGGTTTCCGTAGTCGTGTTCCCAGTCGTGCTCACTGATGCCGGTTGGTGTGTACCAGCCACCTTCGTCAGCTTCCCAGCCTTCTGCGGTACGCATTTTCCACTGGCGGTCTTGATCGGCCATAGCGGCATCAACTTGAGAGGCGTTGACAGCGTAGTTGTCAAACCAAGCAGCAACCCGAAGGTTGTAATCTGCGGCCTCACCTTGTGAATAGCTTGGAACGTTCTTGAGTTTTACGCTTGCAAAGCTGCTGGAATCAAATGGGTGTGTAGACATGATTAAAGAGGAAAAGTTTCGTAAGAAGCTTTAAGAAGACTTTTTACGGTGGTTTGTAAGTCTGTGATGCGGTCAGTCGACTGCATGTCACAAACAATTGGAACCTCAGCTGTGAACCACTTGTGACCACAGCCTGGGCACTTGCGGCATCTTACGATGCTTACTTCAAATCGGGGCTTGGTCTGAGTGACCCACTGATCGCCGCGTTGTGGTTTGCGGTTGCATTGTGGGCAGTTCATGCGAGAGGATCATTAAAAGGGTCAAGTTCAAATTCTGAAATCAAGCGGCATATGTACCACCTGGCTTTGCGGAGGTCTTCAATGCCATTTTTCTGGCGGTATCTCCAGATGTATTTGATGCAGTTGCCGCGCAGATAACCAAAAAATTCTTCAGTTGTCATTGCGGCTTTGATCGCTTCAATACACTCCACGCCGTTACTGCTTTGGTAGTGCGCTGGAGCGTTGACAGGATCAGTCATCAAATTCAATCGGGGGAATAACGCACCAGTCGGTAATCCAGGGCAGCATGCGTTGCACCTGTTCTTGTGTTGGTGCGTTTGTATGGTCTAGTGGTTCGTCCCAAAGAATGACTGCTTGACAGTGTGCGGAGTCAAACTCAGGTGGGTCTAGATGTGTTGCAGGTAAGACCTGAACAGCGTCATCAACAATGGCCTCCACATGCAGAGCATCTGAACCCTTGGTGTAGCTGAAGCTAATTAGTTGAGCGTGGGCCATGGTGAGCCTTCGAACGACTTGTTTACAGTAGCACACTGCAAATGTTGCTGGCAAAGCACGGCGCGGGCATGATGTAGTAATTCACAGCACTTCCATGGACCCAAAGCGAGAATTTCTATATGAACGCTGCAGTCGCGAAGTCCGAAACTGCAGCGATGTCGAGAAACTTCAAGCCTTAACGTGCGAATTTTTCCGCATGTACTTGGGCCAACAGGAAGCTGTAGAAGGTCTAATCAAAAAGGGCTGGCTACCCGACGACCCTGTACTGCGCTGACAGCCGTTGGGCAGTTTCA